TGCACATGGTCTACCTTCGGTTCGTTGTGACGTGATCCCCACCCCCGGCTATCCAGCGGCCGGCATGACCCAAGCACATACTGGCTTTGATGGAATGCCGGGGGTGGATCTCGCGCGAATGGTTCATGGCTTCAGAACAGACTTGGAAGTGAATAGACGCTCATGGCGGCGAAACCCACCGCGGCCAGGACATCCCCCACCGAATCAAGGAACCAGTGGAGACGGGACCCATAGATCTTCACCCGCCACCCTGGACCGTGGATCCTGCGCTCCAGGAGCGGCTCGATGAGGTAGTCCCAGGCCAGGGCGCCGGCCAGGGTGAGCAGCACCACGATCCAGCGGATCTGCAGGCATTCGACACATGGCAGGATACCGGTCAACCAGGACCAGTGCCCTACCAGGTAAAGTCCGTTGGCCAGGAGCACCCCCAGGAACGCGTGGGCCAGGACCCAGGTGTTATCCAGGAAAGCCCAGCGGATGAACCTCGACTGCGCCAGCCACTCCGCGGGGGTCACTCTTCTTCCTCGGCTTTCTTGCTCTCCGGCTTGGGTGTCCCCTTCAGGGATGCCAGTTCCTCGGGATTGAGCGCTGCGAATGGCTGGGATCCTTCAGGGTAGTGCTTGCCCTTGACCAGGATATCGCCCTTCTCCCCGAGCAGGTCGCAGGTGTAGATCCCTGCCTTAAGTCCCTTGACCTGGATGCCCACGATAGCGCTTCCATCAGCAAGGGACATGATGTGCGTGGGCTGGCGGATGATGCTGCTCATGCCTGTTCCTCCTCTACCAGTTCCGCCTTGGTGGATGACAGATCCGGCTGGCCATCCTTCATGAATCCGAAGAAGAGCCGTTTCCCCTCACTTTCGTGGATGATCTGCCCCTTCTCGTTCACCTGGGCTTCGTATTCGATCCCGTTGTACTTGATCTTCATCATCATGCTCCTGTGTATGTGATCGCTGGTTTTCCGGATGCCAACAGCAGGTGGCAGCTTTCGTCGCCGGCACCGGTGCCGACCCCGTCCGTGTTGATCACGATGGCATTGTCGTAGACATCCACGCTGGATACGTTGGCATCCAGCGTCTCCTCCAGGACCTTGACATTCGCCAGCTCGTCCGGGAATCCATCGATGTCCGCGAAATTCACCACCGTGTTGCTGGATGCTCCAAGCCCGGCCGTGCTGATGTGGGCCAGCTCGTATACCGGTGTGAGGTCGGCGATCTTCGCGGTCTGCACCAGGGCGTTCTTGATCCCGTCCGCAAGGGCCTGGATACCCGTCTGATGCGTGGCATAGACGATCACGCCATCCTCGCATACGACATGGTTCTCATCCTCTTGGGCGGGCTGGATCAAGGAGCCATCGACGAATATGGAGATATCTTCGATGGTTGGATCCTCAGCCTCGAAAATATCTATTTCGTAGATCTCTAAATTGTCAGCGTTCAGTGTTGTCGTACCAACCGCGAAAAGACCGATGGTAGTATCACTGATGCTCTCGCACTTGACGATCTCTACATAGGTTCCATTCGCTGATCGAGCAGTCCCGTAGCTGTTTCCAATTTTTACTCGCACAGATCCCGCCGAATATCCACTGATCGTGTATTTTGTCAGGTAATACCGACCAACTGCCAATGCTGATGTAGGGGCTTGCCTGATCGTCTGTCCGTTGGGTACTGCCGATGCTACGGCTACGCCCCCTGCGATGGTCCAGTTAGTGCCTTTTGTCCAATCAGTATCAGCTGCGAACTCGCCGTTGGTGTCCAGGGCTGTCGTGTTCACAACAGGCTCGCCCAGCTCCCAATCATCATCCACTTCCACGTTGTGGACGATATAAGGCTTCCCGTCGATGAGCTTTAGCTCATCCGCGACACTGTCGATGGCGTGGAGTAGGATGGGAGAGTAGGAGACGTAGCCCATAGCCTGTATTTGCGCCAGGGTGAACTCCCCACGGACCAACATCATTTCCCGGTATTGTACTTCGTCATTGAGGGTCGTATCGGTCACGCTCATCAGAACAGCCACAACGCCCTCGAAATAGCCAGACAGTTCATCGGCAGCACTACTCTGTGAGTAGTGACCAGCTGCCCCAACAATATAGTTGGATGCCGTCCAGGACCAGCCGCTCGGTGCTGTTGCCATCTCCTCTTGACAGTAGATTTTCGGGGTTGCTTCACTGTCGGCGGTATCTGTGATATTGACATAGAAGGTGTAATCGTCCACTGGGACTCTACGGTAAACCGATGCCGCGCTAGCATCTCCATTGTTGAGCACGAAGTCACTGCCATCGTGGCTAAGTTCTACTGCCGCGTCACCAGCGATCCATCCCTGCACGTTCTCCTCCCCATTACCATTACGTAGCTGGTTGACGCTGCGGGATCCGAAGGTGGCTGGTTTTGAGATGCATTCCAGGAAAGAGAGTGCATTACTACCCTCATTGAGTTGGATGCTGGTAAATATTACATCTGAAGCTCCCCCTTGAGCCAGTGCACTAATTATCACGTAAGTTGTCTCGGCCTGCATGGTGATGGACTGCTCCACGCTACCGCTGCCAGCCGCGCTGGTATTCACCAGAGTGGTCTTTTTAACGTATATACCGTCCCTGTCAAATTCGTGTAGGCGGCACAGTACACCGTAGCCGGTGGTCGCGTAGTCCAGGGCAATGGTGTACTCCATTCCACCACTAACCGGCCACTTATTACGGACGGTAGCGCCGTTGCCGCTGCCAGCCTCAAAAGAGAAACCAGTCTCTGAGATCCGCAGCCCGGTGGGGCTGGTGCCGGTAGGCACGCCTGTGGCGCTGAGGTAGCCCTCGTCCACTGCGGTGACCTGCGCCAGGTTGCTGCCGTAATTTTGTAGCCTGGTAACCACCTTCGGCTGGTAACTGGAAACATGCGCCGGGATGAAGGCCGCAAAGATGGTCTCACGATCGCTGGATGATGTGACCGCACTCTCGATATCTTCCCAATCAGGGTAGGTCGTGAAGTCCCAGGAGATTCCCAGATCCGTGATCACCTGCTGCTCGTAGGCATTGACTGCGCCGAGGGCGGTAAGGTTGAAAACTTCCAGCTCATAAGTAATGTCGTTGGACGTATCGCTTGAGTAAGTTTTGGTTAAGAAGTTGGTACCGCTGCCCGCCTGGACAACGTCGTATTTTATTCCCGTCACTCCTGCTGCATAGGTGATTGAACTCGTCAGCCTGGCATTCCCTGCATAGGTGGCAAAGGGATTCCAATCTGATGTTTTGGAGTTTGCGGTGACCCTGGATACTAGAAGACAATAGTCGGTATGGCCCACATGGGCAGCGTTTCCGTTTTCATCAGCTCCGCTGGTTGTGGATTTTTTATCGCCACTACGGACGAGGTCATTTCGCACAAACCGGTTCCCGATGAGCTGCAGTTCGATGTTCCCGGCTTCCACATTCTCGATCAGCTGGACCGGCTGCGGGGATCCCGCGTGGACCGCCGTCTTGACTCCCTCCACCCGGCCGTCACCGTACACCTTGAAGAGTGCATTCCCGGTGGCATCGAAGATGGTGAAGGAGTCGTCATCGTTGGCCAGCCATACCTGGCGCTTGTCACCACTCCTGGTGTATTCCTCTAAACCAGACATCATGACCTCCCTAAGATCTCGATACTCACCTGGGTGCTGTCGGCGCTCGCGTCGATCTGCACCTCGTTGGCATTGTCCTCCACGTAGAACAGCCGCGAATCATACTACACCAAAAAAAACCCCAGCTTAGGACTGCTGCTGCCATCCACGTGGGTCGCATCCATCCCCACCATCACGATGTTGGATGTGTTGTTGATCACCCGCACGGCCACCGCGTCCGTGTTGGACGACGGGTTCACGCAGGTGCCGGAAGTGGTCACCGTGACCTCCTCCGCATCGATGACCTTCAATGTCATCCTTCTCAGATCTGCTGCTGTCGGTTCGGCCATGATCGCCTCCTATTCAATGCTCATTCGTTTATATGTCCGCCACGATGCCGAACCCCGGCGTGTAGGGCTGGGACCGGCCATGGTCGTAGCTCCAGTTCAGGGGACCCTCCAGGCGCACCCGCCAGATCACCGGCATGGGGTCGTCATAGTTGAAACAGACCCAGAACGGGTACAAGGCCCCCTCCAAAGCATCCACCATCCGCTGCATCTCATCCAGGTGGGCCTGCGTGGAGATCTGGAACTGCAGGTCCCAGGACGGCCTGACACCGTAGCGCCGCTCCGCGGCCATTCGGCCGGCATCGGATTCCGTGACGATGATCCCGGGATATCCGTACTCCCCGGCGTACCCCCCGCCGGGCTTCAACCCATTGAAGGAGAACATCTCCCCCAGGGCCACTTGACCCACCAAAGCGTTGTCACCGGACTCCCCCGTGGAGCCCGCGTCGTTCATCTCGATGAACCAGTAGCGGGCCTCGGTCTCGTCGAACTCGGACAGGTAGAAGCCGAACTCGTCCGAGCTGGTCTCCACGTCCTTGAATTCAGCCCCTGAAACCGATAGCGTATGCGAGCCCTCGGAGTTGTACCATTTTTCGTTCACGGGATCCAGACCGTCATGGGTCCATTCCACCAGGATGCCGGACGACGGCCTGATGCCCTTGATATAGTTCTCACGCTCCGTGGAGCTGGCCGAGATCCGGGACCACTTGCTGCCCTGATAGATCCTGCCATAGAAATTCTTGCTGCCGCCGCCCACTGCGGACCCCACGTGCAGGTCCCCCCCATTGTTCAGCGTGCTCGAGGCGCTGGAGATGTCAACGGTTCCCACCTGCTCTAGGTCCCCATCGTTCACCTTCACATAGACCACGGCATTCCCGCTGCGGTCGAAGTCCACCCAGATCCACAGCTCGTCACCCGCCACGAAGAATGCGGTGGCGATCTTCGCGCTGGCATCATGGGCCCCGTCATCGATGCGGATCCACAGATCATCCTCCCGGATCTCCAGACCGTAACCCACGCCGGTGTCCTCCTTGTGAATGAGGTACTGGTTCGCCAGGGCCGCGCTGGCCGGCCGGATATGCCATACCAGGGCGAAGTCGCCGGTGGTGACGTTCAGGTCCGCATGATCACCACCCTCGCAGTAGTTGTCGTCCCCGTCCAGGTCGATGTAGGGGAACTCCCTGCCGAATTGCCCGCTGAGGATCTTGTTCGGCGTGATCTTGGTGGCGGACCCGAACACGTCCGCCGTGTGATGATTCGTGGCGATGAGTCCGCGTAACCGGTTCGGATAAGCGCCGCGCAGGTTGTGGTGGTCCACCATCAGGAAACTGTAGCGCATCCTCCGGGCCATGTCGCAGTCCACCCGCCACTGAGTGGCGGCGGCGTCCGTGTCCACCAGGAAGGTGCGGCGGGGATATCCGTCCATGGCATTGATCACCTGGTCCGTGTCGGCCAGGGCATTGCCCAGGTAATCCTCTCCAGTGAGCCCCTCCAGGGTGGGCTCCGCCGTGGCGTCGAACACCTCCAGGGAGGTGGGCACGAAGAATCTGACAGCTGTGGGTTTGCGTATCATGTCTCAACTCAAATCATGCAGCTGGATAGCCCTGAACTGGTTCACGTTGCTTCTGGCCACCCCGTAGATGAACCAGTACTTGTAGATCGTCTGGCCACCACGGGTGACGTTCCCGGTGATGTCCTCCCCGCGGACCTTGTAGTCCATGTTCGAGAACTGGATGATGTCCCCGATGTCCAGGTCCAGGTGGATCTTCGGCAATTCCCCGCTGGCCAGGTTGTGGGGCTGCTTGTTCCAGGCCAGGAGGAAATCCCTGAGTGCCTCGGCTGTGGTAGTATCCAGGATGTGCTTCGTCTCGTGGATCAGGGTGCTTTGGGCGGCGGTGATGTTGTACCGTGTCTGGAGCGTGGTGTCCTGGGCCAGGGAGGTCACCAGCTGGTAGGCGTCTCCATTCCAGCAGTATTTGACTTTTACCGCTGTTTTGATCTGTCGGGTAGCCGTGCGGGTGAATCTCAGGTTCCTGACGTCCCGGGCATCGATGCTGCGATCGGCGGACGAATAGGTGTCCTCGATGGCCTTGATCTTGTACTTACCCTCAGTGCTCCACCACAGGAAGGCTCTGAAATCATGCAGGATCTCGGCCAGCTGCTCGCGAGAATTGACCCCGGTGGTGATCCCGTTCGACAGCAGCATGGAGGCTACGTCGTTGGAATAGATGTTGAATGAATCCTCGTCGATATAGGCGGTGGCCATGCTGTGCTCATCGCGCAGCCAGGCCTCGATGACACCAGCCGCGTTCTGGATGACGACACCCGTCCCGTCTGCATCGTCATTCGATCCACCGGCGCCTTTCTCATTGTCGGCATGGGTCTCTGAATATCCGTCACCGGTGGCCCGGCTGTTGATCCAGGTCCCGTATTCCTTCCCCTTCCCGCCAAAGTAGAGCGGCAGGAGCTTGATGTCCTTTGGCCGGTACTTGATACGGCGGAATACCTGGTATACCCGCCCGGAATTACTGTCCGGGGATCCAGCGTCAGTGGCGCCGCCGATCTCGATTCCCAGGTCCGCAACGATCCCCGCCTGGGTGGCGGCGTTGGTTTCAGATCCATAGGTCGAAGTCGTGAAGGCGATGATGTCCGTGCTGCCCGGGTTGGTGATGGCATATTCGTTATCGCTGTAAGTCTTATTGTTGAACAGGAACTTGATATAGGTCTTCACCTCAAAGATATAGGCGTCGATGAGGCCAGCGTTTTCCCAGTCGTTCCATTTGATCGTGATAGCGGCCACGTTTCGGTTTGGGTTCGAGGAGTCGGCTGCGATCATCTCACAGTAATTATCAATATCCTTGTTTGCCGCCCGATCTACGTTGTTGATGGTATAGCTGTTCTGACTGTTGATCAGATCCTCTTCAGCCTCCGCCGGGAAGAAGTAGTCATAGAATTCCTCGCCGTTGGAATGTGAGATAATGCAACCGGATGCTGTATTCGTTTCCACAGTGTAACTGCTGAGTTTCACCATGCGTCCCAGGTCAGAATCATATCCCCAGAGATCGTCGTTGTCGTCGATCTGGTGGCCGGCGATGAACCAGTGATGCTTGTGGTCTTCATCGAACCCCAGGTATACGGCCTTCACAAAATTATGGACCCGGTCGAAGGTGGTCTTGCTGGTGTCTGTATCGCCCAGGAAGCAGAGATGACTGCCGTGAATGATTGGTTTGGTCCGCCCGTTGGATTCTTCCGGCAGCTGCTCGCTGTCCGCGGCATCCGTGGAGGCCACCAGGTCCTCCACTTTTGTCAGGTAAATCTCGGTGCCGTCCTCGATGGTGAAAATGGTTTCAGAGTGATCATGCTCAATGAGCCGCGTGATCCCGTACTCGCGCAAGGGGAAACAGTTTGCAAAGGTCGTGATGCCGGTATATGTACCAGAGTCCGAGTCACCGATCCAGAGCCTGATATCAGCCTTGCGGTTCTCGAAGCCCAGGTCAGATCCGGAACCAAGTTCCTCCAGAAGATCGGAAAAACGCTTTCCGGGCTGGTATTCCAGGTTGTCGATCTTCAGCTGCAGCGTGGCGATGGTAGGCAGGTGACTGTCGATATCAACGTCCTGGGCCGCTACCGGGATCCCGGAGAGGACACCCAGGTAGTTCTCACCGCCCAGACGGATATCCACGTCCGACACGGCGATGTAATCACTGGCTCCCTCTGCCCCATAGTACAGGCGGGCCAGGACGTGGATCTCGCCGGCTTTGTGCTTCAGCGAATCCCATTCTGTTGACGTTCTGATCATCCGCCACGCACCTGTAGTTTAGAGACACCGCGGCGAACGGCGTCTTCTATTCCCGGGATCACCCTGCGTTGCAGGTCTTCCTCCGGAGTAATTCCCTCGAACGAGATACTCAGATTCAAAACGGTCTGACTGCTGCCGCTCTCCCCCACGGCCTTCACTCCCAGATCTCCACCTGGCGCCCGCACCAGCGGAAGAATGCCCTCCATCTTGCCAGGGCGCTCGGACATGACGCCCGGTCCGTCCGGTGTCCTGAAAAATGTCGGCGCCTGGATCACAGCACCCTTGCCGTAAGGTTGGGCCTTCACGGTGGCCAGCTGGATCGCGCCGGCTGCCAGGACCGCGGCCAGAGCAATGGGGTTGGCCAGGACCTTGGAGGCCTCCACTGCCGTGTTCGAGATGACCTGAGCCACCTTCACAGGCTTCAGCTTTTTAGCTGCTTTTTTTTCATTTCGGGCAGCATCGTCGCGGACCTTCTGCAAGTGGTTCAGGTGGTCCTCTTCCAAATCCGCCAGCAGTGCCTGCCCCTTCTCTGTAAGTTTTCCGGCTTCAGTGTTCTGTGCTTCAATCCCTGATTTGCGGATGTCGAAGCGGTCCTGGGCGGCTTGCTCTTCGTCGGCCAGGTTCTTTTGGATCTTAGCCTTCTCCAGGTCCACCACAGCGTTGGCGAATCCGGCGACGGCATTCACGGTTTCCTGGAACTTCTGCGCCTTGTAGGCGAATTCATCCTCTGCGATCTGCTTGCGCTTCTCAGCAGCAACTCGTTCAATCTCGGTGATGTCAGCACCGGCCTCACGCCATTGTTCGATGTGCTCATCCAGCTTCTGACGCTGGAGCTCGAATTGGCCCGTGGTCATCTCGGCATGCAGATTACCGAACTCCTTCAGCAGCCGCTCCTTTTCTTTCTGGGCCTGCTTTTCTTCGTTGATCGCCTGCAAGTTCTGCGTCTGAATATCGATCTCTTCCTGGATCTGCTGTTTGCGGGCCGCGTGCGCATCCGCATTTGCCTGTTTGACCCCCTCGACTCCCTGCTCCAGTTTGCGCTGCTGCTCGTACAGGATCTCGAGTTTCATCTGGACGGCCTGGATCCGGGTCTCCTTCATAAACTTCGCGTCCTGCAGATCTACCATCTTCGTCTCCAGCGTGGCGATCTGGGAATTCACATCTCCCAGCTGACCCTCCAGGGTGGACAGGCTGGAAGCCTCGATGAGACCCGTCCACTCCATGAACTTCTGGACCCAGGCAAACAGGCCAGGGAGTCCTTCCGTGAAGCGGTTGGCCAGATCCGTGATCTGCGGGGCCAGGGTGATTACCGCCCTTGTGAGGTTTGCAGATACCGTTCGGTGTAGAAGCGTGAGCGCATCCTTGGCATCCTCGGCGCCGCGCAACAAATTCTCCTCGATGACGATACCAGCCTGCCGGGCTTTCTGCCGGTATTCGTCCAGGCCTGCGGAACCCCGTTTCAACATGTTGACGATGGCGGCTCCCTCGGAGTCGAAAGCCTTGAAGGCGATGCGGAGCTGTTCCTGCTGGGACTCGGCGTTCATGATGGTATCGGCCAGGTCGTTCAGGACATCCTCGGAGGACCTGCTGCGTCCTTCGGCGTCCCGGACCGCGATCCCGTAGGCGTCCAGCGTGCTCTTCAGCTCGCCGGTCCCCTGCGCCACTTCCGCCACGCGGCGGTTGAAGCGCTGCATCCCCATGTCCAGGGCCTTGGTGTCCACCCCGGCCAGGGACGCTGCGAAACGGTACTCCTGGAGGGCGTCGGTGGAGATCCCGATCTTATCGGCGGTCTTGGCGGTCTGGTCGGCGTAGTCGATGGACTTCTTGATCAGGGCGCCCAGCGCAGCCGGTCCCGCTGCCGCGATGGCGGCGGTCCGGATCGCCCTGAGCGAATTGGTCAGGGTGAGACCGGACTTGCTCACGGCCGCGAAGGAATTCTTCATCCCCGCCGACGATGACTTGGCCGTGTCCCGGGCCTTCTTCATATCCTGGGCGAACCGGGCGGAGCCGGCAGCCAGGGATACGAACAGTCCGCCTACCTTGTATGCCATCTCAGTTCATGTCCTTTTTTCTCAGGTCCTTGCCTCCCAGGGCGGCATTCATCATTTCTACAAACCTGATCATTTCGTCCGGGGTCTGGAGCTTGTGCTCCTTCAGTCCCATCTTCGCCATCAGCTGACCGTAGTTCGGCATCCGCTTGGATCTGCTGAACCCGGCCGTGTGATAGGCCAGCCATACCATCTCCGTCGTCTGTCGCTTGCTGTCTTCATTCGCCTTCTCGATCTTCGCGTCCAGCCACAGCCGGCTCTGATGCGGGGTGAGATCCCAGAAAAGCTCCGGGCTCAGACCATATCGGTAGCAGGCGTGCTGGGCCTGTTCAACCAGTGGACGAGGATCCTGCTCAGACTTCTTCCGAGCCGCTTCAGAGGGTTTCCATCCCGTGATTCGGGTACCTCCAGGGTGCCATGGAATGCCACCGTCAGCGCTTGCTGGATGGCCGTCACGGTTGGGATCACCGGCGGTGACAGTTCCATGATATCCTCGGGCCCGAACTCACCGCTCTGGTACTTCTCCAGACCCACGGCCAGGGCCTTGGCCAAGACCGGCGTGTCGAACTCCAGGGACGCCCTGGTGATCTGACTGTCGAAATCCTTGCCCAGGACCTCCACCAGCGCTTCGATGGCCGACCAGTCATAGCAGAGCCTGACCTTGCGGCCCCCCAGCTGATACTCGATGATCCCCCTGGATTGATTGTTCATCATGCCAGCGTGGGTTCACCGGTGATCTTCAGGGTGACAGATGCCGTGGCCCGGTCCTCGATGGGCTCGGTGGGCTCGAAGCCTGTCACCAGCGCCTCGAAATCCCATTCCGTGGATCCGGTGTCCGGGAAGATCAGCTGGAAGTTGGTGGCGATCCGGTCCTTGAGCTTCTTGAGCAATCCCGTAGTGTGGTCCTGGGTGCCATCTGCCGGCAGGAAGGCCAGGTCCACCGTGAGCTCACCGGCGTCCAGGAGACCGGCGATGTAGGTCTTCCAGGCGTTGGTGGATGCGGCGTGGGTGGTCTCCACGGCCTCCATGCTCAGGCCGGGACCCGAGATCCCCAACACCTCGGCCAGGGCCGTGAACACCTCGGAGGTGGCGCCGTCCCCCATCTTCAGCTCGATGCCATATCCAATGTGTGCCATGATTCATACTCCTTATCCGTTGTTAATCCGGTAGTGCTTCCTTGTAAAACATCTCGTATTCCTGCATGCGCCGGTGGAATCCCGTGGACTCCTGGTCCATGTCCTTCTGGCTGCGCATGAATGCTCCCTGAATGGTCTCGTCCCCGGCTGCACCGCTGTATCCACTGAGAAGCGCCCGTACGGCCCTCATCAGGGTGATCACGCCGGCATAGGACTCCGCATACCCGTCGATCTGGATCCGCAGCGGGATCAGGTCCTGCTCGTCGGACGCATCGTACAATCCTTCCGTATCCACGATGGTGAGGATCAGATAGGGCATGTCCGGGTCCTGCGGGGCCTGCTTGCCCCAGATCCGCGTGGAGACGATCCCGGCAATGGTCCCGTCGGCGCCAATCAGCGTGAGCAGTCCGGATTCGATCATAGTCCCAGTGCCCTCATGCCGGCCCTCGAAAGCTTTCCACTGTAGGCCTGTTTCTTCAACCTGGCGGCGAAGCGCAGCAACTGGTCCATGAGCTCCCGCGCGAAATTGTCCCGCACCCGGTTCTTATTCCGGTCCCAGGCCGGCCGCATGAACGGCTTCGGCTTCACCCCCTCCGATACCCTGATGGGATGGTCCAGTCCCTCACCGTACATGAATTCACCTTTGCGCTTGCGACTGGCCAGGGTGATGGGGGTCCCCTTGGGACCATAGACGCCGGTCCCGAACTCCCAGAGATAGGCCCACCAGTGATCGGCGTCCGGACCGATGGAAACCGCAGCAGGTACCACGGTCTTGGTCATGGTGCGGATCTTGATACTGCTGGCCAGTCCACTGGAGATCCTGGAAGCCCCCTTGCGGGCATCCTGCAGAAGCGGCTTGGCAGATCTGCGCAACGTGGCCTTGAGCTGCTGCTTCTCGGCAGCCTTGGGGAGGGTGGCCAGGACTTTGTCCAGCTCCTTCACTCCCTCGATCTTGAATTCGAACATGTTCTCAGCCATCAGGCCACCATACCATTCCGTATTCAAGCAGATACCCGTAATAGCTGTTGTCCCCCTCCCCGATGGACGCCACGGCCCGGGCGGAGATCTCCAGCCCCTTGCGGCGCGGGAGCTCCTTCACCGCCTCGATGTGATAGATCTCGCTGTCGTAGGTGATGCGGTGCATCGGCGTGACGTCGCTGCGATAGCGGATGATGAAAGTCACCTGCTGCTGGGCTACCTCGCTCTGCATGTCCACGCCTTCCCGGCCGGCCTCGTAGATGATGCGGGCCCAGACGGTGTCCAGGTTGCTCCAGCTGTCCACGGCCTCGCCCACCGAGTCGCGGGTCACCGTGTTGGCCTGGATCGTGATCCTGCGGTCGAGCCTGCCGATCTGCATCAGACCACCTCCACCAGCTCAGCGTGCGGGAAACAGTCCAGGGCGCTGCCGGTGGTACAGTTGATCACCTCCACCCCCAGGTCCTCCAATGGCTCGATGATGGACTGGAAGGCCGGGAGGAACAGCTCGAACGGCGGCGGATTCACCAGGTGGGCGTGGTCACCCGGAGCCAACAGCCGCTCATCCACTTCCCGTGCATCCCAGTGATGCCGGCTGCCGCGGGACCGCATGTCGTAGCCCACCAGGACCACCCGGGAGGCACCCAGGTGCACGGCCAGGTTGATGGCGGCATAGCCCGAGTTCTTGCCTTCACGGACCCCGCGGGGATCCTCCTCGAGACCGTAGAATCCCGTGCTGGCCAGGTAGAAGACCTTGCGGTGGTCCACCTGGTCGTAGTTGCGGAAGAACTTGCCCTCGCGGCCGTTCCAGGCCATGGCCACCCGCGTCCCGGTGAATTCCGGGGCATGGTTGTACCAGAGCCAGAAACGGGCATCTCCGGCATAGAGGACATCCGCCCAGGGCGCCAGCTGATAGCTGGAATTGATGGCGATGACCCGGGCCTCGGACTGATGGACCAGGTCCAGGTCCGCCTCGGCCAGACTGGGCCCGCAGCCCAGGCACACAATGGTGGAATCCCGCCATACCGGCGGGACCGTCCAGAGCGTATTCCCGGTGGGCCATACCACGGTCAGATCCTGTACACCTTGTAGGGCGCGATCAACCAGTCGAAGGCCTTGGGCACCTTCGAGGTGATGGTGCCGGTGATGACATCCTCCCGGTTTTCGTACCAGTGTCCGATGAGCATCTTCAGGGCGTGGATCAGGTCCTGGGGCACGGCACTGCCGGCAGCCCCATACCCCGCCAGGAAGGTGATGGTCACCGCGCCGGTGATCTCCCGGGTTGTGGGATACACCTCGTTATAGGCCGGCGTGATCCGGCCGGGCCAGCTCTTGGTGTCCACCCGGTAGTCGTCGCTGGACCAGGTCTGCTCGTCCCCGTTCGAATCGATGTAGGTGATGGAGCTCACGTCCTGCAGGGGCGGGCGCAGGACCGTGATCGCCCCACCATCCGCCGGAAAGGCATCCAGATGCATCTCCAGGGTCTGGGTGATCAGGGCGACACCGGCCTCCTGTTCCAGGCGCTTGCGGGCCGCGGAGACCAGGGCATCGATGTAGTCGTCATCATCACTGACGTCTACCCGCAGATGCAGCTTGGCATCCGCCGTGCTGATGGGCTCCGCGGCTGGCGCGGTATTGACGGCAAGCGCGAAGTGGCTCATCACTTACCTTTCGAACTGCGGGCCTTCGGTCTGGGCGGATTCTTCCGGGCAGACGGTTTCGGCTTTTCGGCCGTCTCGTCCGGCGGCGGCGCCTCGGCGGTCTCCACTTCGGGAGCCTCTTCCTGCTTGGCTTCCGGTGCCGGCGCGGGCTGCTCCTTGACCACCACCGCGTAGCGGCCGGCCACCAGGTCCTTCGCCTCGGCGTCCGAGATCTGGCCCGGGACGTTCAGGATCTTCCCGGGTTGCCAGTTGCGGTCCGGGCCTACCATCAGTGTCTTCAATTCGATTTGATAGGGTTTCATGATAACTCCTTGGGTTGTTCGTTCAGACGGCCATCACTCCACCACGACGATGAAGCGGCCATCCTTGGTGTTCCCACCATTGGCGACCACGATCTTCACGCGGTCCTCGGCGGCGGGGATGTAATCCACGCGAGCCCCCCCGTCCGGCTGGCCGGCGATGCCGAAGCCGTCCTCGTCGAACAGCTTCTGGCGGGGCGCCACTGTCTTTGAGTCGTTCACGTTGTTCTCGGCCCACAGTGACTGGCCGGTGGCCTCCAGGGTGATCGCGAAGTCCACACCGCTGGCATAGGGCGCGGTGCCATCCTTCTGGTAGATGATGGTGGAGATCCGGCCGTTGATCACCGGCGTGTAACCGGTACCGTCGCCGGATGCATCCGTCGTGATATCGACGGTGTGCCGTTCAGTGTAGGTCATGATGCACCTACAGGACCGTGGGCACGACCCGGTAATACACCCGCACCTTCAGGGGTGAATTCCCGGTGGCGATCTCGGCCGTCAGCAGGTGCAGGACCAGCGCGGCGTTGGCCACCGGCGTGATCGCTGAATTGCCCGAAGCCGCGGACTGGGCACGCGCGAAACGTACCTGGTCGGCTGTCTGGTCCAGGAAACCAGTGGTCTCGATCTGGGCCACTTCGGCACCGCTGCCGTCCGTGTACTTGATCGACAGGTCCTCACCGGACGCGATCCCGTCATAGGCCGCCGAGTTGTAATCCAGGAACAACACGGCACCCTTGAAGATGATGGCCTTGTTCGCCCCGGGAGCGGCCACCAGCTGTTTCGGGGTCGCATTCAGCGCCAGGAGCTCCGCCGTCGAGACAGTGACGTCCGCAACCTGGTCCACGCCCTCATCCAGCTTGTCATGATCGACAGCATCATTGGCGATGTCAGCCGTATCGATCTCGCCGGCTGCGAAGGTGAAGGCTCCGGTTCCGGAACCTCCGTTCACGTTGCCACCGGCTTCGATGAGTTGAGTGCCTCCATCCGCGATGACCTGCCGGTCGCCGCCGTTGTCCCGATATACTTTGGGTTGATAACCAGCCATAGTTCTTACCTCCGTTGGTTGCAGCAGGGAGCGCGGTATGGCCCCGCGCCCCCTACCTATCCTCTATCCAGGAACGGTCCAGGTACTACGCGGTACCTTCGGCAGGTGAGACGTGGGTCTCGCCAGTGACACCGGTGTCATGGGTGACCGGAACCTTCTTGGCGCCGTACTGCAGGTAGCTGGCGGACGCCACGACGGCGTTCTGGGTGCCGCGGTCCACGTACAGGCGCACATAGCGCTTGGTGGGTTTCACCAGGTCGATGTAGAAGGTCTCGTTGTCATCGTCGTCCGCGATGGTCTGACCG